TTGATATTTGGAAATACTAATACATCTATTGGAACGTTGAACAAATCAGTATGCCAAGACATAGCAAACAGCCCATATTGTGCAAGTACAACAAATGCGGCTAACATAGCAAATAGTATGAAGATTGCGCCCGTATTTAACGGTTATTCATTGCCTAAAAACCCACAAACATTGAAAGTCTTACATGTAGGAAATAGCTTTGCAGACCAACCAATATCAAAGTTGCAAATGTGGTTTGACGCTATGGGGATTGAAAATGTAATATATTGCATTGTAATGAGGGCAGGTGGAAGTTTATACCAACATTATAATAGTATTATAAATGATGATCCATACGACGAAAATTCAGCGTTTAGAATATATAAAAAAATAAACGGCGAAACAACGTATATAGGTAATGCAGACCCGACAGATAAAAGCGGAAATACGACAACAAGTAACCAAATAAAATTATCCGATTGCTTACAATTTACGGATTGGGATGTGATAACTTTTCAACAAGCAAGTTTTGTAAGTGGTAAATGGGAAACAATTGAACCTTATTTGCCGACATTGATAAAATATGCAAGGTATTATTGTCCAAATAGCGGGGTTAAAATCGGATGGCAAATGACATGGGCATACGCAAAAGGATATACGGGTTTATCAAGTTATAACAATTCACAGACAGAAATGTATAATGGTATAATACAATGTGCAAAAAATGTATATTCATATTATGATATTGACTTAATTGTCCCAAACGGCGTGGTTGTGCAAAATTTAAGGAATGTAGATGTTGCATTTTGGGGAGAACATTTAAATCAATTCAGAGGCGCAGAATTTTGGAGTTCGGAAACACCAAATGCAGACTTTACGGATGATGGTTTACACCCAAATGATATTGCAGAATATTGTACGGCGGCGGCTTTTGTAATGATGATATATGGAGCATGTTATAATAAGTCAATACGTGGTATAGATGCAGTATTAGGCATAATAAGCGGAAATTATGCAAAGGTTGCAAGGCAATGTGTGTTGAAGGCAGTAGGCGAAAGATTTAATACAAGTGCAATTGACACAACAAATATATTGGAATAATGGAAAGAATTATGAATTGGGAACAATGGCGTATTATTGCCATTTCCACGGTTAGCCCGTTATTTGGGTATTTAACCCCGACAAAGGGTTTTGTTTATGCGTTAGTAGTAATGTTTGCGTTCAATATTTGGGCGGGTATGAGGGCGGACGGCGTGGCGATTGTGCGATGCAAAAACTTTTCGTTCCGGAAGTTTAAAAACGCATTGTGCGAATTGCTTTTGTATCTGTTTATTGTAGAGGCGATTTTTGTAATAATGAAAAATTGCGGCGATGAAAATGCGGCGGTTATCGTGGTAAAATCACTAACATACGTGTTTATGTATGTGTATTTGCAAAATGCGTTCCGCAATCTGATTATTGCGTACCCCCGGAATTTGGCGTTACGTATTGTTTACCATGTTATCCGTTTGGAGTTTACAAGGGCTTTGCCGTCGCATTTGCAACCGATAATTGACAGATTGGAAAAAGAATTTGAGAACGACCCCGACAAAAACAATAAAAAGAAAGGAGAAAACGAAAATGAGTAAATAAATAATTACATTTGCAACGGGGATAGGCGGAGTAATTAACCGGCCGAAAGGGCAAGCCAACAGCCCGTCCCCGTTTCTTATTTGTTGGCAGTTCTTAAAAGTTGGCAATTATGGAAAATGAGATTTGGAAAGATATTCCCGGATATGCAGGGATATATCAAGTTAGTAATTATGGGCGTGTAAAGTCTTTGCCTAAAAGTTATATTATTTGTAACAAGTATGTTGTTACAGCAAAAGAAAAAGTGTTGAAACAACGTAAAGTAAAAGGTTATAGAATTAAATCATAAAGGAATTGCAAGGCGTTTCCCGGTTCATGTATTAGTTGCAAAAATGTTTATACCAAATCCAAACAATTATCCCGAAATAGACCATATAGACACGGATAGGGCAAATAATAAATTTTCAAATTTGCGTTGGTGTACACATTCTATGAACATGAATAACCCAATTACAAAGGAAAAAATACGTAATAAAAGGGAAAGAAAATCCATTGTTTGAGGGGAAAAGCCCGGACGCAAAAGCAGTAATTCAATATGACATGAAAAATAACATTGTGGCTAAATATAACAGCGTACACCAAGCAGCAAGAAAAAACGATTTTAGTTATAGTTGTATTGCAAGGGTATGCAGAGGCGAAAGAAAAACATATAAAAAATTTAAATGGAGTTATGAAACAGAAAGTAATTATTCTTGATGGAGGTCACGGCGTGGATTGTGCCGGAAAACGTTCACCCATTTGGGGCGACGGTTCCCAATTGTTAGAATGGGAGTTTAACCGTGATATTGTACGCCGTATTGCGGCGATGTTGAAAGCGGATGGAATAAAGTTTGAAATTTTGGTACCGGAGGACAACGACGTATCATTACCGGAACGTTGCCGACGTGCAAACGTTATCCATGCAGATTGCGGCAACAACGCCGTTTTGTTTAGCGTTCACGGGAACGCCGGAGGCGGCACCGGGTGGGAATGTTATACAAGCGTAGGACAAACGAAAGCGGATGCAATCGCAACCGTTCTTTGCGAAGAAGCGGAAAAGGAGTTTGCCCCGGACGGTTGGAAAATGCGTTTCGATTATATAGACGGCGACCCGGACAAAGAAAGCCAATTTTATATACTGAAACATACGGTTTGCCCGGCGGTATTATCCGAAAACTTTTTCATGGACACGGAGAAAGATTGCCGTTTTATGATGACGGACGCAGGGCGTGAGCGTATCGCCAAAGTACATTACAATACAATAAAACGTATCTTATGAAAAAATATCTAATAATAGCGGCAATAGCTTTGGCGGTTGCCGCCGTTGTCACTATATGGGTGCAACGTTCCCGGATTAATCAGTTAACCGGGGAAAGGGACAAATACAGAACCAACACGGAAACGTTATTGCAGGACGTTTCCCGGTACCAAACAAAAGATAGTTTGAACGCCGCAAAAGTTGGGGTTTTGGAACTGAAATTGTCGGAGTTTGAAAGATACCGGGCGAGCGATGCTGAACTAATAAAAACCCTGCAAACAAAGAACCGGGAATTGGAGGCGGTAACAACGGCGCAAATGGAAACAATAAGCCAATTACGGGGAACCGTCCGGGACAGCATTGTTTATTTGCCCGGAGATACGACAACAATCGTTTTGAAATGCGTTGATATTTCCGACCCGTGGTTTTCCTTAAACGGATGCACGACACCGGACGGAACGTTTTCCGGGACGTTTGTAAACCGTGACAGCATTTTAATTGTTGCGACCGTACAATATAAAAGGTTTCTTAATTTCCTTTGGAAAACAAACAAAGTAAAGAACCGGGAAATTGACATTATCAGCAAAAACCCACATGCAAAAATTATCGGGGTTGAATATATTGAAATTGAAAAATGATTATCTTTGTATCGCAATAAATACTTTTATCCATAGAAAATAAAAAAAAGATTTTTTTGCAGGATTAAGCCGGGTTTTCCCCGGCTTTTTTAGTTTTGCCCATTTTTAGCCCCGTAGCGGGCTTTTCTTTCCCGGATGTATAAATTACACATTTCGCCCGAAAAAGTGGCTTAAATCGAAAATTCGCACAAAATAACTATCTTTTGAACCAAAAACAGAATTTTTTGCCATTTTCCGATAAAATAAAAAGAAATTCTTTTGGTAATTAAAATAAAGATTGTAATATTTGCATTGTCAAACAACAACGACGGGGAGTTCCCCGGCATAATTATAAATATTATGAGATTTGCATTAAGAAAGCAGGATAAAATAAAAGAAGTATTGGGAAATGAATATTACGGCGAAATTTACAAATGGTTGTATTATCAGAGTAAGAAATAAAAAGCCCCCCGGCGTCATAAATCAATATGCACCGGGGGAATTTTACGCAGTAACCGAGAGCGATATTTGGTTGATGCGGTACCACAAAAATATATTGTTTGCCGTAAATTGCAAACAACCCGCAAAAATAAATTTGAAATAAAAGTATTTATTTTTGGTAATTAAAGAAATATTTGTACATTTGCATTGAAGTTAAGCCCACGCACGGGGATAGTGCGAAATAATATGAATATCAGAAAAGACAAAGAATTGAACATTTTGGCGAAAGCATCCGGAAAGAAAGCAACAGAAGTTGAAACAATCATTGTAAACCAATTAATCCAAAAGGAAATGATACAAGACGACCCGGAATTTTGGGGATGCACTTTGTTTGATAGTATCGAACGTAACGTTCCGGCTTCTGATGTTGTCGGCATTATCAAATCAACCGGAATTTCGGTTGTACGTTCCGAACATTTGGACGCATTTCTGAATTTGGTATTGGTCGGAAAAGGAGATTGCCCGGTATGTGGCGGAGAAATGGAAGTTACCGACGCCGATTATAAATGTTGCGGCGGCGATGGATATTTAACCCCGTATGAATACGAACCGATATTTGAGGAAAAAACCTGCAAACATTGCGGGCATGTAGAGTAATAACCATAAAAATAAAACAATATGAAATTGAGAGTAAATGAAGCAATCGCCCGTTCCGAGGCGAACGGAAAAAAGGTATTGAAAAAGGATATTGCAGCCCGTTTATTTGAGGGCGCAAGCGAAAGCGCACAGCAGGTAAATATGTCAAATCTTTGCAACGGGACAACCAAAAGGATTGTTCCGGAATGGGTAGTAATAATTTGCGAAATGTGCGGTTGTTCCGCCGATTATCTGTTTGGAATGGAGGATTAAAACCATGAAAAAGAAGTTTATCGAAAAAATGGAAAAGATGGTTGATGTTTTCTTTTCCGATGCGTGGCAAGCAAAGGTTTTTGCAATGATATTTAGCATTTTCGGAGTAATATGTTTTATTGCCGGATTTTGGAATTATATCCATTTTTTGTTTTCTGCAATGTGTGGATTAATGGTTTATGTATTGTTTAACGAATTAAAGAGCAAATAACATGAGAGCGAAAAAGAAACAGCCGGAAAACCCGGAAAAAAGTATTGCAAACACAATGGGTAACGCAGTAAATGCGGTTAAGAAGTTGGCGGAAGCAATGGGACAATTGCCCGCCGATAAATTCCCGGAAATAAACGATGAACAACAGATTGTCCCCGGATTGGATGCCGTCGAAATAGAACAGCCCGCCGGGGCTTTTGAAATTGTGCCGGGCATGACGGTTGAGGAAATGACAGCAATGTTTTTTGATGGTGCATTAATCGAACCGCCGTATAAAGTATGGCAGCTAAATAGCAAGGGACACCGATATTATTACAAGTTTGACGATAACGGAAACCCGGAATTTTATCCGTCAGTTACAACCATATTATCGCAGACAATGCCAAAATCGGAATTTCTGATTAAATGGATTGCCGAAAAAGGAATTGACGAGGCGGAAAGATACAAAGCAGAACGGGCGGCGTATGGTACATTCATGCACGCCCAATTTGAAGAACTTATAATTAACCGCTTTTATGATTTGGACGGACTGAAAGCCAAATTGAAAGATTATATTGATAACAACAAATTGCCCGCCGATTTCATTTATTACGCTGATGATTTCAAAAAGGATATATTGGCATTTGCGCAATTTGTTTTGGATTATGACGTTAAACCGTTAGCCGTGGAAATTGCGTTGGTACACCCCGTTCATAATTACGCCGGAATGATTGATTTACCGTGTACGATGTTATCAAAGCCCGGTTCAAAAGAATACATAAACGCAATTGTGGATTTCAAAAGCGGGCGCAAAGGATTTTACGAAGAAGCGGAAATT